GCTATTCGCTGGTCGAGACGATCTGGGACCGGCAGGGCTTCGAATGGTATCCGGCCGCGTACAAGTGGCGCGATCCCCGGCATTTCGTCATCGATCAGGTCGACGGCCGCACGCTCCGGATGAAGGACGGCATGTCGATGAGCGGCGTCGACTTGCCGCCCTTCGTCTTCTCGATCCACCGGCCGAAGCTGAAGTCCGGCCTGCCGGTGCGCGGCGGTCTGGCCCGGCTCGCCGCCTGGGCGTTCCTCTTCAAGTCCTACACGCTGAAGGACTGGATGGCCTTCCTCGAAGTCTACGGAATGCCGCTTCGCGTCGGCAAGTTCGGGCGCGGCTCCAGCCTCGACGATCGCCGCGTGCTGCTGGAGGCCGTCCGCGACATCTCGACCGACGCGGCGGCCATCATCCCGAAGGAGATGGAGATCGAGTTCGTCGAGGTTTCAGGCGGCACCGGCAACGGCCTGTTTTCCGCCAAGGCCGAGTATCTCGACAAGCAGGTGTCCAAGGGCGTGCTCGGTCAGACGATGTCCACCGACGACGGCGCGTCGCTCTCCCAGGCGCAGGTGCACGAGAACGTCCGCCACGACATCGCCCGCGCCGACGCGCGGCAGCTCGCCGCCACCGCCAACCGCGATCTGATCCGGCCCTTCGTCGATTTCAATTTCGGGCCGCAGGAGAAGTACCCGACGCTGGTCATCCCGATCACCGAGGCCGAGGACATCAAGGCCCTGTCGGAGGTGATCGCCAAGCTCGTTCCGCTCGGTCTGGAACTCTCCATGCCGAAGACGCGGGAGCGGCTCGGCTTCGAGGACCCCGACGAGGATGACGTGCTGCTGAAAGCGCCGGCCGCGCCGAAGCCGACGGTGAACGATCCTGATGATGGCGATGATGGTGAAGCCGATCCGAAAAAGCGGGCGGGGAAGAAGAAGCCGAAGCCCGGCGAGGAAGACGCCGCCACCGCGCGCCTTCAGCCGCGCTGCCCGCATTGCGGCGGCTTCCACGCGATCGCGGCCGAGGAGGCTGGCGAGCGGGATGAACTGGACCTACTGGTTGAGGAAGCTCTCTCGGACTGGCAGACCGACCTCGCTCCGATGTTCGACCCGATCCGCGACGTGATCATGCGCTCGTCAAGCTACGACGAACTGATTGCCGGGCTGGATCGGCTGCCCCCTGCCGCTACCGCCGCTGCCCGCACGGCGATCGTCGAGCGCGTCGCTATGCTGATGATGAAGGCGCGTGGGCTCGGAGATACCGGCAAGGGACGCTGACAGCGTGGCCGACGAGCTGTTCAAGACCGCGCCGGAGGAAGTCCTTCGCTACTTCCGCGCCAAGAAGTCGGTCCCGACCTTCGACTGGCGCGACATAGCGCCGGAGGAGCACGCCTATTCCTGGACCGTAGCGAAGTCGATGGAGGGCGACGTGCTGGAGGACATCCGAGCGGCCGTCGACGATGCCATCGCGAACCGGGTGCCGTTCGAGGAGTTCCAGAAGAACCTGACGCCGATCCTCCAGCAGAAGGGGTGGTGGGGGCGCCGCATCCAGGAGGACCCGAAGGACGGCGTGCCGAAGGTGGTGCAGCTCGGCAGCCCGCGACGTCTGCGCACCATCTATTGGGCGAACACCCGCACGGCCCACGCGGCCGGGGAGTGGGAGCGCACCGAGCGCAACAAGCGCTTCCTACCGTTTCTGGTCTACACGCTCTCGACGGCCGAGCGCCGGCGTCTTGAGCATGAGCGCTATGTCGGCATCGTCGCGCCGGTCGACGATCCGATCTGGAACCGGCTCTATCCGCCGAACGGCTGGGGCTGCCAGTGCGGCGTCCGCCAGATCTCGCAGCGCGAGGCCGAGCGGCTGGGCTGGCGTCCGGACAAGGAGCCGGTCCAGCTTGTAGAGCGGCCCTGGCGCAACAGGCGCACCGGCCAGACCGTGATGGTGCCGGAGGGCGTCGATCCGGGCTGGGACACCAATCCGGGTAAGAACCGGGGGCGCAACGTGGCGGAGTTCCTGCACGGCAAGGTCACGGCCATGCCGGCGAACCGGCAGCGCGTGGCGATCGAGGACATCGTGAACTCGCCGGCCATGACCGCCATGGCGATGAAGCGCATGCCGAAATCCTTCCTGCCCGTGGCGCAGCTGCCGGAGGCGGTGGTCTCTGCGTTCGGCGCGCGCAGCAATCTGGCGCTGCTGTCGGATCACAGCGTTGACCACATTCTGCGCGACCATCCCGAGCGGGCGCTGACGGTCGACGAGCTGAAGGCCGCGATCGGCGTGATCGCCGCGCCGGTCGCCGTCTCCCGAAAAGGCGCCGCCGCTCTCTTCATCGGCTTCATGTCCGGACGGTGGTGGCGCGTCGTGACGCGCTCGACCGGTGACGGCGGGGAATGGTGGCTGGAGAGCTTCCATCCGAAGAGCGAAAAGGACGTGCGCTCGTTCCTCCGCTCGCAGCGTCGTCAGGGCCGTCTCGTGATCGATCAGGAGGAGTAAGGGCGTGGAGGACCGTCAATCCCTCGCAGGTCCGGTTGCCCGTCCTGGCGTAACGTGAGTGGCTCACGCCCTCTTGCTATATGCAGCAAATTCGGCAGCTTGGCAAACAGCGAGCGGGAGGTAAGGCCAATGAGGATCACACGCGTAAAACTCAAGGACCATCCCGGTGTCGGCACCCTGGATATATCTTTCTGCGACGAAGAAGGTAACGCGTTCGACACAGTTATTCTCGCTGGAGAGAACGGGACCGGGAAAACCGCGATTCTCGATGCCATCCGACGTCTCATGGAGACAGACAATAGTATGGGCGATGCGATGGAGATTACCTTTCGCACGGATGGCGCCCCGCCCGGAGCAGAAACGGAAAACATAGATTGGAGCAAGGATTGGACCGTGATTTGGGAGCCAAATCCGGGGAACCTCGCCATGGGACGCCGAGCGAAACTGAGCCAAGACACTGGGCTGCTCGGTGAACCAAACGTGCGAGACATCAATTTGCACTCTCAACCATGGTCTCAAATACTTCGCGTCTTTTCGAACGAGGTAAGCGTGAATTTTCACGCTGGGGCGCCCCAGAGCGTAACAGCGACTGAGGTCGATCAACCACAGAACAACAGAGGGCGTACGACCGACCGTCTTGCTGTGGAGGTTCAGCAGCTCTTAGTCGACGTGCAGGCGGCAGATTTCGAACACATTGGACGTTGGGTTGAAAAGAACCCCGATGCGGCGCCTCCTAGAAGCGAGATCAACAAGGGCCGGAGGCGCTTTGATACAGCTTTTGAATACATGTTCCCAACAAAACGGATGTCCGGCACGCAAAGGAGAGATGGCAACATCGAGGCCACGTTTTTGGAGTTTGGACGGGAGACGCCATTGAGCAAGTTGAGCACCGGAGAGAAGCAAATCGTTTTCCGGGGCAGCTTTCTGCTGAGGAGCTTAAGCTACCTTCCTCAAAGCATCGTGCTCATCGATGAGCCCGAACTGAGTCTGCACCCTAGCTGGCAAGCGAAGGTGGTGGGCTTTTACGAACGCCTTGTGCGAGATGAGCGCGGGCAGCAAACGGCCCAGCTTATCATCGCCACGCACTCACCGTTTATCGTGCATGGGTCCGCAAATGCGAAGGTCGTGGTGTTGGAGAAGGATATCGAAACCGGCCAGATCAGGCCGATGAAAGAACCAACCTACCCTATCTCGACAGGCGAAGCGGCAATTCGGGCGTTCAACATCGACGCCTTCTTGGCCGACGCGAGGGCGACCCTACTGGTGCTGACTGAGGGGCAGAGTGATGTTGAGATTATCACTACCGCTTGGCGGAAACTGAATCCAAGCCTTCCCATGCCGTTTGAGTTGCAGACAGCATTGGGGGCCAAAAACATCCAAACAATCCTCAACGAGGAAAGCATTTTTGCACGGTTGGGAGATCGCAAGATTGTAGGTCTGTTCGACTATGATGCGGAAGGATACAGGCAGTGGAACGGCGTCTGGAGCAAGGCTTCTGCAAGCATTAGGACCGTTGAGGATATCCGTCGAGGCCTAACAAAACGGAGCGCCAGGAAGCCACAAGGCTGGGCGATGATGCTCCCCGTCCCACCGCAGCGTGACGAACTGGTCTCCAAGAATCCGAAAACGATATCTCTCATGTCGATTGAGTTCCTTTTCTCCGATGCAGTGCTGCAGAAAGCACGGGTGATTGGGGAAAGGGAGATTGTCGCTGGCGTAAGGTCCGTCTGTGTCGACGATGACAGCAAGATGGCGTTTGCTAGGAGCGTAGCCGACTTGCCCGCGGCGGAGTTCGAGCACTTCCGCCCGCTTTTCGAAGCGTGGGAAGTGATTCTTTCGTCACCGATGGAGCAGCCTTCGAAAAAAAGCTCCCAGGGCTAGTGTCAACGGCCGGGATGGCGGTAGATGCCACCCAGTCGCACAAACGCGCTCCTACCCCCTTGAAAACTGCTTTCTGAGGCGGTTGGCGCTTCGACCGGGACCATGTTCAGGCGATTTCGGGGAGTGTCGTTGCCCTGACACTGTCAGGGGCGCGGGACGAACCCGAAGCGGCCAAAAGTGTCGCCCATGAAATCCGCCACCGCAATAGCCATTCTGCGAGCCGAACTGGCAAGCACTGACCAGGGCGCGCCGGCCTGGATCGAGCTGTTTCCGGCCGGGCCGCGGATCGATGCGCGGGACGGCCGCACGTTCTACGCCAACACCGCCGCCGTGCTCGCCGCGTTCCAGGCCAATCGCGGCCCGCTGCCGATCGACTATGAGCACGGGCAGGACCTTCTCGCGGCCAGGGGCGAGGCCGCGCCGGCCGCCGGCTGGATCGTCGCCGTGGAAGATCGCGGCGGCGCGGTGTGGGGACAGGTCGAATGGACCGACCGGGCCGCGCAGATGATCGCGGCGCGCGAGTACCGCTTCCTCTCGCCGGCGTTCAACCACACCAAGGACTTCAAGATCACGCGCCTCCTCGGCGCCGCGCTGGTGAACCGGCCCGCGCTGGAGCTGACGGCGCTTTCCCGCGAACAACCCAACCAGGAGAACGAAACCATGAAGGCAATCGCCAAGGCGCTCGGCCTGGCCGACGGTGCGTCGGAAGACGCCATCGTCGCCAGCCTCAACGCCTCCGGGGAGGAGCGCAAGGCCATCTGCCGCGCGCTCAGGATCGACGAGGCGTCCGACGCGGCCGCGCTGACCGCCGCGATCGCGGAGCTGGCGACGGCGAAGGGCAAGGCCGATGCCGACGCCACGGCGCTCGCCGTGCTGCAGACGCAGCTGAAGGACGCGCAGACGGCGCTCGCCGGCCTGCAGACGAAGGACGCCGATCGCGAGATCGCCATCGCCCTGGATAAGGCTGCCGCCGAGGGCAAGATCACGCCGGCCTCGCGCGAGGGCTATCTCGCCATGTGCAAGGTCGAGGGCGGGCTGGAGCGCTTCAGGGCGCTGGCCGCGACGCTGCCGGTCATCTGCGAGCCGTCGAAGATCGGCGACCAGCCGGCGACCGACGCCGGCGACGACGTCGACCCCGTCGC